ATGGTGACCTATCTTATCTAAACCTAGATTGGAAGCCTGTACCTATCATACCTAAATTTGTAGATATAGTAGTTAATGGTATATCTGAAAGAGCTTACGATATAAAAGCTTTTTCTCAAGATCCATATGGTGTTAGTAAAAGAACTAAGTATATGGAATCAATACTTAGAGATATGCAAACTAAAGAGTTAATACAGTTTGCTAAACAAAACTTTAATGTTGATATGCAAGAAAACCCTACTGAAGAGTTACCAGACTCTAAAGAGGAACTTGACTTACATATGCAATTAAATTATAAACAAGCTGTTGAAATTGCTGAAGAACAAGCTATAAATACATTGTTAGAGGGCAACAAGTATGAGTTAACTAGAAAAAGATTAAACTATGATCTTACTACAATAGGTATAGCAGCTGTAAAAAATAGTTATAACACATCTGAAGGTGTTAAAGTTGAGTACTGTGATCCAGCTAATATGATATACTCGTATACTGAATCACCTTATTTTGATGATATATATTACGTAGGTGAAATAAAATCATTACATTTAAATGAGGTTAAAAAACAATTTCCTGATTTAACTAATGAAGATTTAAATAATATAACTAAACAAGGTGTTCACAACACTGGTTTATTTAATAGAACAGTATCTGAGACAAATAACTTAGATAAAAACACAATACAAGTATTATACTTTAATTATAAAACATACGCTAATGAAGTGTATAAAGTTAAAGAAACCGCAACTGGTGCCACTAAAATTATTATAAAAGATGATAGTTTTAATCCACCAGGTTTAGATGAGCAGTTGGAAGCTAGATATGGGAAAATGTCTAGATCTATAGAAGTTCTATATGAAGGAGCATTAGTTTTAGGTACGCAAAGATTATTAAAATGGGAGCTGGCTAAAAATATGATGAGACCTAAAAGTGATTATACTAAGGTTAAAATGAACTACAACATTGTAGCTCCAAGAATGTATAAAGGTAGAATTGAATCATTAGTCAGTAGAATAACTGGTTTTGCAGACATGATACAATTAACTCATTTAAAGCTACAACAAGTTATGTCAAGAATAGTACCAGACGGTATATATTTAGATGCTGATGGTTTAGCTGAAATTGATTTAGGTAATGGAACAAATTATAATCCACAAGAAGCATTAAACATGTTCTTTCAAACAGGTTCTATATTAGGTAGATCATTTACGTCTGAAGGTGATATGAACCCTGGTAAAGTACCTATACAAGAAATAAATAGTGGTTCTGGTGGTTCTAAAATGCAAACATTAATACAAACTTATAATTATTACTTACAGATGATACGTGATGCAACTGGTCTTAATGAGGCTAGAGATGCTAGTACACCTGATAGTAATGCTTTGGTTGGTATACAAAAGCTTGCTGCTGCAAATTCAAATACAGCAACAAGACACATATTACAAGCTGGTTTATTCTTAACATCTGAAACAGCTGATTCATTATCACTTAGAATATCTGACATTTTAGAGTATTCACCAACAAGAGATGCTTTTATACAAGCTATAGGTTCTCACAACGTTGCTGTTCTATCTGAAATGCAAGAGTTACATCTTTATGATTTTGGAATATTTTTAGAGTTAGCACCTGATGAAGAGGAAAAACAACTTCTTGAAAACAACATACAAGTTGCTATTGCACAAAAAATGATTGATCTTGATGACGCTATAGATCTTAGAAATATTAAAAATATAAAACTTGCAAACCAGCTACTTAAAATACGTAGAAAGAAAAAACAAGAAAGAGATCAGCAGATGCAAGAAAGAAATATTCAAGCACAAGCACAGGCTAATGCTCAAGCTCAACAAGCTGCATCTCAAGCTGAAGTACAAAAGCAACAAGCTCTTATACAGATACAAACAGCATTAGAACAAACTAAAGCTCAGTTAGAACTACAAAAACTTCAACAAGAAGTTGCTAGTAAAAAAGAGTTAATGCAGTTAGAATTTCAATTAAACATGCAATTAAAACAATTAGAGAATCAAACTGTTAATGATAAAGAAAAATACAAAGAAGACAGAAAAGATGAAAGAACTAAAATTCAAGCATCTCAACAGTCTGAATTAATAGATCAAAGGAATAACGCTAAGCCACCTAAGAACTTTGAATCTACAGCAAATGATACTATGGGTGGTATAGATTTAGGTTTATTCAATGCCTAAAAATTGTTTAATTTTATAATATTATATTATGTCAGAAGAACTAGAAGAAGTTGTAGATGAATCTACAGTTGACCAACAGGCTGAGGAAGTCGTTGATCAAGAAAAACCCGTTGAAGAGCAACCCAAAAATGAAGTTGATGAAGACGGTACTATTAAGTTGGATTTAAGTAATTTAAATAAAATACCGAATCCATCTGAAACTACAGAAGAGCCTGTTGAACAAGAGGCTGAAGAAGTAGTAGAAGAAGTTGTTGAAGAAATTGTTGAAGAAAAACAAGAAGAACAACCTGTATTAGAAGAAGTAAAAGAAGAAGAAGTACAAGAACAAACAGAGCAATTAGCAGAAGAAGTAGAAGAAGCTGTGGCTGAAGCTGAAGAGTCTGGAATTGATTTACCTGAAAATATACAGAAAGCTGTAGATTTTATGAATGAAACAGGTGGTAATTTAGAAGATTATGTGAGACTTAATCAAGACTTCAGTAGTTTTGACGATGATCAACTGTTAAAAGAGTACTATAAACAAACTAAACCTCATTTATCAAATGATGAAATTAATTTCATGATAGAAGATAGTTTTAGTTTTGATGAAGATGAAGATACAGAAAGAGATATTAAAAGAAAAAAATTAGCGCTTAAAGAGCAAGTTGCCAGTGCTAAAAGCCACCTAGACGGGCAAAAGTCTAAATATTACGAAGAGATCAAAGCAGGAAACAGGTTAGCGCCTGAGCAAAAGAAAGCTGTAGATTTTTTCAACCGTTACAATAAGGAATCTGAGGAAAATAATAAGGTATTAAACTCTCAGAAATCTATATTTAATAAAAAGACTGAACAAGTCTTTTCTAACGAATTCAAAGGTTTTGAATACAAAGTTGGAGAAAAAAAATATAGATTTAATGTAAAGGACGCAAAAAGTGTAAAGAATACCCAAAGCGACATCAATAATTTTGTTAAGAAGTTTCTTAATGATAAAAATGAAATGAATGATGCTAAAGGTTACCACAAGTCGTTATTTACAGCTATGAATCCAGACATGGTAGCAAACCATTTTTATGAACAAGGAAAAGCAGATGCTATAAAAGATAGCATGTCTAGATCCAAGAACATAAGTATGGAACCTAGAAAAGGTCATGAAAATGTTATCAAAAGTGGTTTCAGTGTGAGATCAGTGCCAAGTGAAAGTTCTAACGATTTTAAGATTAAAATTAGAAAATAACAATTAAAAATTTAAAAAAATGGCAATAGCAAGTTCAGGTGCCGCTCTAGCGCACCTTACTCCAAGACCCGTAAAAGATCTATTTGGAGACAATTATTTAAGCATTACCGGGAATGACTTTAACTTTACAAAACAATTCTTACCAGAAGTATATGAAAAAGAAGTAGAAAGATACGGAAACCGTACTATCTCTGGATTTTTGAAAATGGTAGGAGCTGAAATGCCTATGGCTTCTGACGAAGTTGTATGGTCTGAACAAGGTAGAATTCACGTAGCATACGACGATGTTGTTGGTACTGATGTTTCTGCTAACTTACTAACTTTTAGTGCTGCTCACTTAATTAACATCGGTGATACTATCATCGTTAGTAAAGGTGGTGTAACATTAAAATGTTATGTATCTGCTGTTCCTTCTTCAACTACAATTACTGCACAACCTTACACAGCTGCTGATATTTCAGGTATTGGTGCTGACGCTGTTTCAGGTGTAAAAGTATTTGTATATGGTTCTGAATACAAAAAAGGATCTTCTGGAGCTGGTAACACTAAAGATGCTAACTTCACATCTTTTAGCAATAAGCCAATTATTCTAAGAGACAAGTACAGTGTAAATGGTTCTGATACTGCTCAAATTGGGTGGGTTGAAGTAACTACTGAATCTGGAACTGGAGGTTACCTTTGGTATTTAAAATCAGAGCACGAAGCAAGATTAAGATTTGAAGATCAATTAGAAATGTCTATGATTGAAGCAGAGAAAAAAGCAGGATCATCTGCTATTTCAGCTTCAGGAATTTCTGGATCTGAAGGTTTATTTGCTGCAATTAACTCTAGAGGTTTAGTATTTAACAATGCTGACTTTGGAGGTTCTGAAGCTACAGACGGTCTAGCTGACTTTGATTTAATTCTACAAGAATTAGACAAGCAAGGATCAATTGAGGAAAACATGTTATTTTTAGATAGAGGAACTTCTCTAGCTATCGACAATATGTTAGCTGCTCAAAACTCTTACGGTTCAGGTGGTACATCTTACGGTGTTTTTAGTAACAGCGAAGATATGGCATTAAATTTAGGATTTTCTGGTTTCAGAAGAGGTTCTTATGACTTCTACAAAACTGACTGGAAATACTTAAATGACTCAACTACAAGAGGACTAGTTGGTGATATTGAAGGTGTATTTGTTCCTGCTGGAACTTCTACAGTTTACGATCAGCAATTAGGTAAAAATATCTCAAGACCATTCTTACACGTTAGATACAGAGCTTCTGAAGCTGACGATAGAAGAATGAAATCTTGGATTACTGGTTCTGTTGGTGGAAACTATACAAGCGACGAGGATGCAATGAACGTACATTTCTTATCTGAGAGATGTTTATGTGTTCAAGCTGCAAACAACTTCGTATTGTTGAAATCTTCTGATGGAGTTATCGGTGACTAATTATTACCAATAGTAAACTTTACCCTCGTTGTTTTGACGGGGGTAACTTTTACTTTTATTAACATTTATATTATATTATATCATGAAAAAAGAGAAATCAGCAAAAAGCTGGGAAATAAAAGATAGACTTTATATATTAAAGTCAGGAGTTCAACCATTAGTTTTTACACTACCATCTAAACACACGAGAAGAAAGTCGTTACTATGGTTTGATGAAAACAGTGGCGTTCAACAAGAGATTAGATACGCAACAAACCAATCATCACCTCTAGTTGGAGAACAAAAAGGATCGGTTACTTTAGGTCACATCATATTTAGAGATGGAACTTTAAACGTGCCAAAACAAAAACAAAATTTACAAAAATTGCTTTCTTTATATCACCCTGCAAAGGATGTTATTTATAAAGAGCATGATGAAGTAGAAGATGCAAAAGACGATCTTGAATATATGAATTTAGAGATCGACGCATTAGTTGCTGCAAAAAATGTTGAAATTGATTTAGCTGAAGCTATATTAAGAGTAGAGATTGGTTCTAGGGTTAATAATATGACTTCTAAGGAAGTTAAAAGAGATTTATTAGTATTTGCTAAAAGAAATCCTGCTTTATTCTTAGATCTACTACAGGACGATAGCGTAGAACTTAGAAACTTTGGTATAAAAGCTGTAGAAGCTGGAATACTAAAACTATCACCAGACCAAAGAAATTTTACTTGGGCTAGTAACGGTAGAAAAGTTTTAACAGTTCCATTTGATGAGCATCCATATTCTGCGTTAGCTTCATTCTTTAAAACTGACGAAGGTATAGAAATATACAAAAACATCGAAAAGCGATAATAACAATTGTAGGTAAGGCCTGCTTTTGTGGGCCTTTTCCTATAATAAAAAAATAACATGAGCGTAAATATAGATACAGTTTATCAAAGAGTATTAAACATTGCTAATAAAGAGCAAAGAGGATACATAACACCTCAAGAGTTTAATCTGTTCGCTAACCAAGCGCAGATGGACATCTTTGAGCAATATTTTTATGATCTAAATCAATTTAGTAGAATACCTGGTAATGACTCTACTTATTCAGATATGACAGATCTTTTACAAGAAAAGATAGATGTGTTTGAAAAGTTTAGGCAAACTGTAACAATGAGTTCTGGAGGTGTGGGTACTTTACCTACTTACTACAGAATGGGTGAATTATACTATCTTAACTCAGGAAATTACGTTGAAGTAGAAAAACTACAACAAAACGAATTACACCACTATATAAATTCACCACTAACAACCCCATCACTTTCTTTACCTATTTATGTAAATACATCATCATCTGCTATACAAGTTTACCCTATCACTATAACTTCCGGAGTTACGTGTAACTATATATCTAGACCCGCTACTGTAAAGTGGGCATATACTGTAGTTTTTGAACAAGCTATGTATAATGCAAATAATAGTGTTAATTTTGAATTACATGATTCAGAAGAAACAGAATTAGTTATGAAGATACTTTCTTTAGCAGGAGTAATGCTTAAAGATCCTAGTATGTATCAAATAGCTAGTACAGAAGATCAAAAATCACTACAACAAGAAAAACAATAATAAATGGGATTATTTCAAGGAACACAACAAAACTACTACACTACTGCTTCTAGTTTCGGAAATTATCAAACTATAAGCCTTAAGGATATAATTAACAACTTTGAAATAGCTTATGTTGGTGAAGGTAAAATTATACCTAAACAAAAAAGAAGTAATATAGTATTTTTTGCAAAAAGAGCTTTACAAGAGTTAAGCTACGATACTTTGAGGTCAGAAAAGTCTCAAGAAATTGAAATAAGCCCTAACTTAATTATGGCTTTACCTCATGACTATGTTAATTATGTTAAAATTACTTGGAAAGATACTTCTGGTGTTGAAAGAATCATATATCAAGCTGATAAAACTAGTAATCCACTTTCTATACTACAAGATGGTTCTTATAACTACTTATTTGATAGTAGCAATAACTTATCAACGTCAACTGATTCAGACACTTGGTCAGACTTTAAAGCGTCATCTAACGCAACAAGCGATACTAGTGTCGATGATAGTGGTTTTGATACATCTACATCTAACGGTGGTAGATTTGGTTTAGAACCTTCAAAAGCACAGTCAAATGGAGTTTTTTATATAGACCCTTTAAAAAGTAGAATACATTTTAGCGCTGACATAAATGGTAAAACAGTAACTTTAAAATACATATCTGATAGTTTAGCTACAGACGATGAAATGAAAGTACACAAGTTTGTTGAAGAAGCTATATATAAATTTATAGCCCACTCAATACTAGCTTCATCTTCAGGTGTTCAAGAATATATAGTAGCTAGATTTAAAAAAGAAAAGTTCGCCGCTGTAAGAAATGCAAAATTAAGATTATCAAATTTAAAAATTGAAGATTTAACTCAAGTTATGAGAGGTAAATCTAAACAAATAAAACACTAGCACATGCCAGAATTAAAGCACCATTTTCGTCTAGGTAAAATGAATAAAGACCTTGACGAAAGATTAGTTAACAATGGCGAATACAGAGATGCATTAAATATAGAAATATCCAGCTCTGAAGGTTCAGATGTAGGTTCAGTACAAAATATATTAGGTAATACAATTGAAAAAGTAAATACTTATAATTCTGATACTAAAGCTTCCACGTACTGGGGCAGTTCATTTGGTTTGTCTAACGCTACTTGTATTGGCGTTGTTAGAGACACTGAAAATGAAAAAATATATTGGTTTGTAACATCTGATACAGTAGACTGTATTATAGAGTTTAACCAAACAACTAAAGAAATCTCACCTATACTTGTAGACACTCAAGATATATTAAACTTTTCTAGCGATAATCTTATAACGGGTATAAACATATTAGAAGGTTTATTGTTTTGGACTGACAACGTTCATGAACCTAAAAAAATAAACATATCTAAGTTTAAAACAGCTACAAATAATACTTTCACACATACGCAAATAAATGGTTCTAATTTTATAGAAGATCATATTACATTGATAAAAAAATCTCCTATAGAAGCACCAACTTTAAATATGTCATTGTCTAAAAGAAGTGGCATAATAGAATCATCTACTAGTTATAACTTTACTAGAAATCAAGAGCCAATGTTAACTACAGAACCGGCTTTTAATTTAACTTTTAACCCAGCGCCTAACTTTTTAGTTGGAGATACTATTATACTTAGTTCTAGCGAAGACGATGCTAATTTTAAAGATGAAATAGAAGTTAGAATAAAAATAGCCTCTATAGTTTCTAACACTGTTTTCTCAGTAACGTTACAATCTGTCTCTGATTTAGTTCCAACTAGTGTAATAGTGTATAAGGCTAATTTAGAACAAGAAGAACCTTTGTTTGAATTTAAATTCCCTAGGTTTGCTTATAGGTATAAATATGAAGACGGCGAATACTCTTGTTATTCACCTTTTTCTGAAATAGCATTTTTACCAGATGAGTTTGATTATAATCCTAAAAAAGGTTATAATTTAGGAATGACTAACAACATAAGAAGCTTAACTATATTAGGTTTTAAACCTTCTAACATGCCTTATGGCGTTAAAGAAATAGATCTTTTATATAAAGAATCAAACTCTAATAACATATATACTGTAAAAACTTTTAATGAAAATGATTCTGAGTGGGATAACAATAGTTTTAACATAGAGTCAGAAATAATATATGCTACATTACCAGGTAATCAAATACTTAGACCTTGGGACAATATACCTATAAAGGCTAAAGCTCAAGAAATGATAGGGAATAGGCTTATTTTTGGTAATTATACACAAAACTACGACTTAATAGATTACAATAATAAAATTGTAAAACCTAAGTTTGATGTTACTATTGAGCAACCAACGAATAAAACCGTAGTTGTTAAATCTCCGTCTAAATCTATAAAGTCATTAAGAACATACCAGCTAGGTATTATTTATAAAGATAAATATGGTAGAGAAACACCTGTATTAACTGATGACTCTGGGTCTAAGAAAATTGGTAAAAAATCTGCTGACAATTACAATAATATAAAAGTAAAGTTAACAAACCCTACGTATCCTTCTTGGGCCACTCATTTTAAATACTTTATAAAAGAACCTTCTAATGAGTATTATAATTTAGCAATGGATAGATGGTATAATGCAGAAGATGATAATGTTTGGTTGAGTTTTCCATCAAGTGAAAGAAACAAGATACAAGAGGATAGGTTTATTATACTAAAAAAGAAACATGATTCCGATGTGTTTGTTCAAGATGAAGCTAAATACAAAGTTATAGCTATATCCAATGAAGCTCCTGAGTTTTTAAAGGAAACTAAAAAAAGTAAAGGTATAATGGAAACCAACTTTTTAACGTCAGGTTTTCCACAAAAAGAAGGTACTTTTGTTGATATTGGCGCTACTGAGTTTGAAGAAGAAACTTTTGGTGTAGGAGAAGGTAATAATCCAGAAATAATATCAATTTCAGATCTTTATATAAAATTTAAAGCCGGTAACAATACTTCTAAATACTACGAAGTTGTAAGCTTTTCAAAAATATCTAATCCAGATAGATACAGAATAACTATAGATAAAACTTTTAAAGAAGATGTTAGTTTTGCTGGTAGTTTTTCTTCACCTGTATCTGGTTTAAGTATAGAAATTGCACAACAAGTTATAGAAAACAAACCAGAGTTTACAGGAAGATTTTTTGTTAAAGTCTATAAAGATCAAGTTTTACAAGATAATATATTAAGCAAAACTGATCAACAAACTAGTTATGGTATAGTTTCTAAAGAAAAAATATTTTTAATAAAGAATAAAGGTGCTAGTAAAAGCTTTTGGAGAGACAAAAGTAAAACTGGATCATACAGTATTAGCCTTAGTAGAATTCAAAAACACGTAAAGGCTGGTTGGTTTATTGACAGTAACAACAACTATTATAATAGTGGTCATGGTGGTGGAAGTTTAGACCCTGCAAAGAGAAGAGACGGTAAATTGTTAGGCGCTACAAACTCTGGATATGGCATAAAAGCTGGTAAAAAAACAATATCAATTTCATATCATTGGTTTGGTGGTAAAGATAGAAACGCTTGGCCTAGTGTATGGCAAAACTTCCCTAGTGATGAAGAAGATCAACAGTTTATTGATTTTGTAAAATCATTAGAAAATGATGGCATGAAGTTTAGGCTAACAGATGATCCAACAAGCACTGTTTATGAGGTCAAAAAACATTTAAGAACACATATATTTGCGTATGACCAAGCTAGGGTTAAAAGAGGTAAGTTTGCTAGCATGAGAGTTATAAGATGGACTTTAGCTATAGATAAGCCTATAAAGTGGTCACCAGAAACAAATGTAAATGATATAGAAAATAAAGATAATGGTACTGGTTTCGAGTTTTTAACACCTTATAATGATGATGCAGAATTTACAACTGACAACCCCGCTATATGGGAAACAGAACCACTAGAAGATATAGGTTTAGATCTATACTATGAGGCTAGTAATGCGTATCCTATAAATCAACATGGTAATGCACATACATTAGATTGGTCTAACTGTTACTCATTTGGAAATGGCGTTGAATCAAATAGAATAAGAGATGATTTTAATGCTGTTCAAATAGATAAAGGACCTAAGGTTTCTACTATATTAGCTGAGCAATATAAGCAAGAGGTAAAAAAGACAGGTTTAATATTTTCAGGTATATTTAATTCTACGTCGGGAATAAACAGAACTAATCAATTTTTAATAGCAGAGCCTATAACTAAGGATCTAAATCCATATTATGGAGGTATACAAAAATTATACTCTAGAACTAGAGATGGAGACTTAATAACACTGTGTGAAGACAAAAGTTTAAAAATACTAGCAGATAAAGATGCTCTTTACAATGCTGATGGCAATGCTAATCTTACTTCAGTCAATAGAGTTCTTGGTCAAGCTGTTCCTTATGTAGGAGAATTTGGAATAAGTAAAAATCCTGAATCATTCGTACAATTTGGTTTTCGATCTTATTGGGTTGATAAAAACAGAGGTGTTGTTTTAAGGCTTTCTAACGATGGTTTAGAAGAAATATCTAATAAAGGTATGTCAGACTTCTTTAGTGACAACCTAAAACAAGCTACCACTGTTATAGGTAGTTATGATAACGATAAAGGTGCTTACCATATAACTCTTAATAATAAAACAGTTTGTTACAAAGAATCAGTTAGAGGTTGGACAACTAGATCATCATTTTTACAGGAAAATGGTGTGAGTTTAAACAATAGCTTTTACACGTTTAAAGATGGTAATATTTGGCTTCACTACAGTAATGCTCTTAGAAACAACTTTTATGGTGTTCAATATAATTCATCTGTAAAACTATTAATAAATGATGCTCCTAGTAGTATAAAATCTTTTACAGCATTAAACTACGAAGGTTCTCAAGCTGTAAAATATACTTATGATATAGATCCAAGTGACGGAGAAGCAGATTCACAAGTTAAAACAAAAAATGGTTGGTTTGTTAATAGTATAACTACAGATCAACAAACGGGTTCTATAAAAGAATTTGTAGATAAAGAAGGTAAATGGTTTAACTATATAAAAGGAGATACTACTACTTTACAAAACTTAGACACAAAAGAATTTTCTGTTCAAGGTGTAGGTAATCCTTCTGTTGTAGGATCTATAGTACCACAATATGTAATAACAGTTTCAGACACTGGAGATCAAGATTAAATTTTAAAAATGAAATTAAAATATAAAAACGTTCCGAATAATTTTGGAAAAAATACAACAAGGAGTTCACCTCTTAAACAAACATCTAACAGTGATCCTAAGAATATGTTTCAGAAGTTTTTAGGTAAATATGATGTTAATGATGACGGTACTACGTCTGGAGAAGAATTAAAATTTGCCGCTAAAGAAGGTATAAAAAGTTTATGGTCTAGTGCTAAGCCAGCTATTGATGAGATGGCTGATACCGGTGGAGGAGCTGGAATAAACGTACCCGACGGTAAAGCTTCAATTCCCGAATATGCAATGCTTGCTGCAGGTTTTATTATGCCAGGTGGTGGTTCAAAAAACGTCACTAAAGGACTTATTTCAAAAGCAAAGAGTTTTTTTAATAAAGGTGTTGTAAACAAAACTGCAGTAAATAAAAATGTTGTTAACAATGCTAGTAATAAGGTTCAAAAGTTTAAAATGAATAATCAGCAATTAGAAGAATCTTTTACAATGCACGGTGCAGAGTCACAAATGGTTAAAAATGCTAAAACAGGTAAAATTCAAGAAGCAGGAGCATTTAACTACTGGTATAAACCCGTAAAAAATTCAAAAGGAGAGGCTGTAATTAAGAGAAACGGAAAACCGTTCACTCAACAAGACGCTGCTAGGCAAAATCTATTTGGTGCAGCTGATGATATAAATAATGCAGAAAAAGGAGCAATGGAGTTTACATACAAAGGTACGGAATCCAAAAGGGATGTAATGCAAGTGAGTGTTATTAGAAATGGTCAAAAGAAAAACATATCTATGATACGTTCAACTAGTGGCGGAGACAAAACACTAGACTGGGTTGATCCAGCCACTGGTATAAAACACAAAGTTGGGTCAAGGGGTATCAACTATCCAGCTATGGACAAATCACAAGTTATATCAAACGGTGAAAAAACTGGCGCCTCTCATTGGTATAAAGATAATGGTTGGGAAACTGGATATGGTATTAAAGATTTTGATAAATTAGGTAAAGGAAAGTTTGTACCAAAAAGAAATGCTAAAGGTAATTTTGAGTATACAAAGAATGGAGCACTTGATGGAACTTGGACCGGTGGACAGGTTGGTGACGAGTTAATAAAACAAACCGTAGAAATAATAGATTAATAGAATATAAATGGCAAATAACTACACAGTATCATCACTTGAAACACCTACAGGAATAATAGAGACGCCGGGAGATAACGTTAGTAATTCAACGCCTACGTATATATTAACCTTAACGCCTGATGCAGGTTATTCTATAACTCACAGTAATTTTTCAGCTGGTTCACTACCCAGTGAAATCAACAGTGTTACGTTTGCACAAAACGGTGAGCTTGTTGTTGCAACTGTAAACTTTGCTACAAACTTTGTAATGCCAGCTAATAACGTAAACTTACAGATAGATATAGATGGTTCTGCTCAGTTAAAAAACTATACAATATCTGGTGTATATAGTACCACAGAATCAAACACAACAACTAGTAGTGTTAGTAACGTTGCTTACAGTAATAACGGAAACTATACAACTTCAGAATTAATGTTTACTAAAACTTTTGTAGCTAGCTCTACTTCAGGAACTGGTTTTAGTGGGTATTATTTTGAAACAGAACCATACATAAATTTTAGTAGCATGCCTTTATTTGGAGAAGCTAGTAGGTATAGCATAACCACATCTAAAGTTTATAATTCTGAAAATCAATTAACATCTAAAACGTTTAATGTAAACTACACATACCCATCGTCAAATCACTCTGGTGACTCTATATCTTTCGTAGCAAATGCAGTAAAAATATACAACGAGCCTTTAGAAATAAAAAGCTACGAAATTGTAACTAGTAATTTAAGTAAGTTTGGAGAAAGTAGATCATTAAGAATATATGGAACTCCTGGTTCAAAATATGACTTAACAATAACAAAAACAGGTGGAGACACTTATGATTTTACAAGTAACTCATTTACATCATCTACATCGTATGAAGATGGCAAGACTATTCCTAGCTTAGGCTATTATGAATATGATATATTATTTCCTGGTGGAACAGCTGCTGACGATTCAATAACACAGGATACAACATACACTATAGTTATAGCCGCAGGGGATGTTAGTACAACTTTAAATTTACAAAGTCCATTGCAATCCACTTTTGACATCAAACAATTATTAGATAAATCTGTTACAATAAGTGTTGCACCAATTTCAGGGTATACTATATCATCTTTTGCGCCTATATCTGGACCGGTTGGTGAGACTGATCCGGTTGTTGCTTTTGATAATATTTTTACTATTAGCAATAGTACCGCTATAACTATACTTTCACAACCTTTAATTTCTAACTTTGTTTCAACACCTTCTGATGTTGGAAACACTGACGTTGCTTTTTCAGATTTAACCTTAACTCAAGGCGCTACAAACACAGTTAATCTAACTATACCACAAAGCTTTATATATGAGTTTGGTGAAAGCAATGTTGCATATCAAATGGATCTATCTAGTTTTATAAGTGTAGCTGCAAACACTCAACCAGTTGCAACTGCTCAAACTAGATCAGCTATTAGCGCTGTAGGAAAAAGCTTAGCGCTTGCTGGTACAGACGCTGAAAACTCTCCGCTTACTTTTGCAATAGCTAGTAACCCAACAAATGGTACATTAAGTAACTTTAATTCAAACAACGGTTTTGTAGTGTATACATCTAACTCTGGTTACACAGGATCTGATTCGTTTACGTTTACCGTTAACGATGGTGCTTTAACAAGTGCAGCAGCTACAGTAACCTTAAACGTAGCGGCTCAAGCTCTAGCTCCAACAGCTACAGACATATTCTCTTGGAGAGAAGGTAATTCTGGATCATACACAACTCTATTAAGTTGGACAGGTGATGTGAGCTACACTAACTTAACTGCTGGTAGTACTAATATAACACTTTCAGTAACTGATTGGTCACTCGATAATATTCACACTGGTTATCCAAACTATATAAATGGTTTTGAAGATTTTGATGTAGATTATCAATTTAAAGATTCAAACGGAACAGTATTACGTGACAGTTATTTACAGATAAATCAAAGTACATCAAGTGTTGACGGCTTTGGCGCAACATTAAACTTTAGCAACGCAAGTATACTTATACCTGGAACTTACAACGGTGGTAATGGGTTAATAGCAGGCGCTAGCTACACTTTAGAAATTAAACTATCATATAACAATAACTAACTATGCCTTCATTAACACTAACATTTGCTAATAAAATAAACGACTCACTACAGGTTGGAGATACTTTGTATTATACAAACAATAGTACTGATGTTATTGAAATGGGTGTAGTTACATCACCATTGTCAACAACACAGATACAACTAACAGTTGCTGCTACTTTAGTTTTACCTACGACCAATAGTTTTATACTGTTTAGTAAAGACAATAAAGCAAATTTATCTAGCCTAGTAGGTTATTATGCCGAAGTAGAATTTACTAATGACTCTACGTCTGCTGCAGAACTATTTACTGTAAGTGCAGAGATAGTTGAAAGTAGTAAATAACACAAAAAAAGTGTAATAATATAATATATAAACAATTAACAATATGGATCCAATATCAAGTGCTGTAGGCGCTTTAGGAAGTATCGCTGGTGGAATGATCGGTAGTGGCAAGAGAAAAAGAGAACAAAGACAAGCTCAGCAAGAATTTAGTAGAAACAAAGCTAGATATGAGGGTTTAGATACCTCTAACCAATATACTAACTTAGAAAACACGTATGAAGACCTTACGGTTAACACTCAAGCTGCTGATTTTGCAGCTCAAAAACAACAACAAGTTTTAGCAAATACGATGAGTGGTATGCAAGGTGCTGCCGGTGGTGGTGGTATAGCAGCTATGGCACAAGCAATGGCTGGTCAACAATCAGCTAACATGCAAGCAGCGTCCGCTGATATAGCTAGACAAGAATCTAGCAATCAAGCTGCACAAGCTCAAATGGCTGGTAATTTACAAATGGCTGAAAGAATGGGTGCTGAAAAATCTAGAGCTGCTGAATTAGATAAAACTGAAACAATGTTAGGTATGTCGCAAGCTAGATTAGGTGCTGCTAATGCAGCTAGAGATGCGGCTACTAATAGTATAATAGGTGGTGTAACTGGATTAGCGTCACAAGGGTTAAACTCAATGGATGCGGCTGGTGACTTAACAAGCTTGTTATCACCTAAATAATAAATTATGGGAAATCAATCATTAATAAAAGGAGCCGCTGTTGCCGCTCCAAAATTCAACGACATAGGAGCTGTTGTAAATAAAGCAGCATCAGCTATTGGTGATTATTATCAAGCTCGAGCTGCTGAAAAAAGACAAGAAGAAAGAGTTCAAAAAGCTAAAGTAGAAACGTATTTAAATGCTATGCCTTCTGGCATAGAGCTTAGTAAAATACCACCCGCTCAACAAGAAGGCGTTGCCGCTTGGAGTAAACAAATGAAATTTGAGTATGCTGAAGCTGCTAAAATACTGCCTAGTTTAGACCCTGGGTCTGATCAGTATATGGAGGCTATGAATAAAATGACTAGTGTTAAACAAGCTTTCTCTAATTTAAACAATAATTTAGAAACATTTAAAGCTAATAAAACTGAGTATTTAAAAAGTAGCTCTTCTGGATCTTTGTCAAAAGGAAATAATTCTAAACAAGGTAATATATTAGCTAACATTTATACCGACGGAAGTGATATGATATTTGATGCAAATGGAAATATGGCTTTTCAATCAGGAGATCAAGTTTTAAATTTAAACGATGTGCCTGATTACTTTAATAAAGATTTTAAAAGCGCAGATACTCTTATAAATATAAATTCAGACATATATAACGCTGGTCAAAAATTAGATCCTACTATGAATAACATGTATAGACAGAAAATTCTAAACATGATTAGACAAGGTGGTAGAGAAACTACACTATCACTAGCTACAGATGATTTAATACAAGAAGGTGGTTTAGGTATTGTAGATGAAGATTTATTATACAACCCAGAAAGACAAGAAGAGCTAGAGCAAACAGTTGTAAACAACTATATGGATATATTAAATAGTTCCGCTAACTCTGGTTACAATAAGAAACAAGCAGCTATTAAAAAATCTCAAGGATCAAGTAGTTCTAATGGTTATAAATATGGTCAAGCTACTAGAGATGATTTACAGATATACTCTAAACCTGCTCAAGAAACTTATGGTAACTTAAAATCTAAATTAAATGAAATTGATTCAAGCGGAATGAATGATCCAATAGAATTAAAAGTAACTGAGATAAATAAAATAATGAAAAATAGTAATTCTAACTTTGAACCACTAGTGTTACAAGATGGGGTTATATATGTTTCGGATGACGAAGGCAACGGAACACCGATAGATCTATCTACTGATGAAAGCATTATAGATTTTGTAGTAAGCAATATTGGTAAAGGAATTGGAGATGATGCTAAAATGGTTTTAAGACAACAATTAAAAGGTTTAAAAACATCTAGTTCTACATCAAAACCTATTAATTTAACTGAAGAAGAACAAGCAGCATTGTTTTAATTAATTTTATGGGAGAATTTGAACAGCTTATAAGAGATCTTTACGGTAAATATTCACCAGAAACAAATGTAGATGAAAAAATACAAAAGTTTAGTCAAGCAGGCTTGTCTCCACAAGAGTTTTTAGATGGTTTTTATAAAAAATATGACCCAACAAGAGGAACTGATGATAGGAAAAACAATATAATAAAAACTTATTTTGCTAAACAATTAAAAGAAGCTGAAGACAAAGAACTAAAATCAAAAGGTCAATATAGAGAAGAGGATTTAACAACTAACGAATTAAATAAGTTACAAGCTGTTGATATGACAAAAGGTTTTTTTGCCACTACTCTTCAAATGGCTGATAATTTAATTATAGAATCAGGAGTTGCTGTTAAAAACACGTTAGGTAGATTTGCTAAGCAAGTTGATATTCTTATGGAAACTGGTGAGCTTAGAAGATTGACTGGCGATGAAAAAAAAGAAGCTCATTTAATGGCTGATATAGCTGTTTCTAGCGCTCCAATTGGTCCATCTGGTTTAGTTTCTAGAAAGTTTCAAGATAGCAGCCAGGAATTTATAGATGAATTAGGTTTAGATAAAGTTGTTTATAACCAAACTCTATCAGAAAGTATAAAAGATTCAGAAAGCGAAACCGTAAGTGATAAATTTGATAATTTTAGAAGATTAGGCGGTAGAGCGGTTGCTTCTGGAGTTGAATCACTACCTTACACTATAGCTTCTATGAGTGGTTACGGTATAGCAGCACTCACCGTCGGAGCTGCTTCTTCAAAATTAAATGAAGAAATGGAAAGAAATCCTGACATAAACTCAGAGATATTATTTTTAAATGCTGTTGGTCATGGTGGTATAGAAATGGCTGATGCTTTAGCAACAAGATACCTATTAGGAGGCGCTAGCAAGATAGTAGGTAAAGGTGGTGGAGAAAAAGCTGTAAAAAGCTTTTTTGAAGGTGGTGCTAGAAGATTTCTTGGTTACTCAGGAGCGGTTGTTGGTGAAGGTTTAACAGAAATGTCACAAGCTGTAGCTAATGATTTGTGGGATGGTTTTACCCTAGGTATGATGGGTGATGATAAAACACAACTTGAAAAAATGGATTTTGATTCAAACTACTGGAGAAAAAAACAATGGGAGGTTTATGATGAAGGTATAATAGGTTCTTTAACTGGTGGTGGTTTTACTGTTTATAACGCGGCTAGAGATAGTGATGCTAAAAGATATGAAAGAATGGTAAGCATGTTAACACCTTTAAGTGTTAAACAAGCTCACAATGAAAACATTAAAAAACTTACTGAATTAAAAAAGAAACTAGATAACACAACTGATCCTAATTCTAGAAAAATAATTAAAGACGGAATGAAGGTTTTGAAAAACAAAATAACAAAATCATCTTCACAATCTCGACAAGTTGTAGAAAATTTAAATGAATCTCAACTAAAAGAATACGCTAAAAATGTTGATAAACGAAATAGAAACTTAAATAAAATAGATAATAAAACAACACCTGAAGCTAAAGCTATAATAGAAGAGCAAAATAAAGAGCTTAGTGACATTAACGAAAAAATGTTTAACGAAGTTAAAGAAGCTAATTTTGGTGAAAATGTAAGGTTTGCTAAAACAGAAGGTGCAAAGCTAGGACTAAATGTTAACGTAGCTAATAGTAAAAAATCTTTTGATGACAAAGTAAAAGCTTTAACAGGGCAGAATATAAAAAATGAAAGTGGTATTGAAGGTGTTTTTATTGGTGGAGGTCAAATACTTATAAATAAAGAAACAGCACTAAAACAAGGAGCAATATCAGTAGGTAGCCATGAAGTTTTACACCCTGTATTAAATGCTTTGGTTGGTAATGAAGCTAAGCAAAAGAAAATAGTTCAAGAGTTTAAAAAAGAATTAACCTCTAAGCAAAGAAAATACATGGATAAAGCCATGAAAGGTAAAACAGCTTCAGAACAAAATACAGAATACTTAACCGTATTTTCAGACGGTTTAAGATTAAAGAAAATGGATTACTCTTTGACTAATGCTGAAAGCTTTATGAAGTTAGGTAAAGGTATATTAAACGCTTTTAAAGATGTAGGTTTTACAAATGCATCGTTTAAAGATGGTAAAGGCGTTTATGAATTCATGAAAGAATACAACAAAAGTATTGGTCAAGGAGGCTTAACAGATGCCGCTAGTAAAGCTATAAAAGATGCTGAAGCCAATTCTAAAGTAAAAATAAAAGATGTTAAAGCTGTAGGTGACATGCAAAAGTCTCAAGTATACCAGACTGTTGAAGGTATGAAAGAGTCTTTATTGGATCCTAAGACTAAAAAAGACACAGCTTTTATGATAGCTAATGAGCTTTTGAATGAAGCAGATAGAAGATTAAAGATAAATGCAGATGAACTTACTAGAGAGGATATTGTAAGGAATTTTGCTTTTGACCCAGACAACCCTAGAGGTTTACAAGCTTTGTTGAAAAATTATTCACAAGAAAAGAATAATAGTATAATGGGTTATTTAAACTCTAAGGTTCAAGGTGGTAGAAGTTTATTTGACCTTAGATTACAAGAGTTTTATGAAAAAGACCCAAAATATAATAACATATTACAATCTCTTTCTGATGAAGCTGTTCAAAAAAAGGCTCAGAAAAAATTAAACGAAGAAAGTAATAAAAATCAAGGTCCAGCGGCTAGAGCATTAACAGATTTTAATGACCTAATGATTAATGATGAAAACTTTATAACATCAGATATATACAAGTCTATAAAAGGTAAAATAATAAACAACATAACATTACTGTTATCTAAAGGTAATTTAGATGTTAACAGTATGGTTGATATTATAAACAAAGAAATTTCTAATGTTATTAAAAAAGCTCAAGGTAAAATATCTAGAGTAGATGGCAAAGTTGTAATATCTGAAGAATACGATAACTTTGTAAGAGATGGTTACGAAGGTGGTATAAAATCTTTACCTATTAGAGTTATAAAAGATAGTTATTTAAACAAATTATTTCCTAGTAAAAAACTAGGCAAGGTTGACATGCAGAATAGGAAAGCTGATAACCCTAATCTTAGAAAAAACAGTAACTACAGAATAGATAAATTAGAAATTAAACCACCCACATTAGGTAAATGGATTAAATATTTTACAGAAGGTGGTTATACAACTTTATTAGCAAAGCAAAAAAAGTATGGAACTGAAATAGCTAAAGCTGTATCGTTAAAAGCAACTAGAGAGTCACTACAAGATGCTGATGTTATTAAAGATATAGTAGATAAAAGTTCTTTAAGAAATGAAGAAATAACTACTGATATAGTAAAAGGTGTATTACAAACTCTAGAAACAACGTTAGATACTAAAGCTTCTGAAGCCGCTATGTTTGATAACATACAGTTTTCTAGAGAAATAATAGAAGATGTTTTAAACAGTAAAGATCCAGACGCTAGTCTATCAAACGTAGAAGATCCTGTTCTTAGACAGTGGATTTTTGAAACATTTATACAACCAGGTATTACCAGTGAAAATATTGCTTTTATCGGTGAGGCTTTTAATTTAATAAAAGATAAAACTTTTTCAAGAATAGGTAATATAAGAAGAAAAATAGCTGGTAAAACAATTGTTAATGATGAGGTTTTAAAAACAATGGAGCTTGGTTTAGATAAATACGTTAAAGGAATACCTGCTCAATTAATTAAAGTTATTGGTATAGATTTTGCAGGATTACATTATAGAGGTATAAATTGGAATGCTAAAAAAAGAGACGCTTATATATCTAAGCTAAAAGAGTTTGAAGAAACTGGTGACGCTAAAAAACTATATGATAAAATAAATATAGAGCATTTAAACAAACAGGTTCAGGGAGAAAAACAATATAAAGAAATTGTTTTAAAAGCTATGGCTGAACCAAATCTTGAAAAAGCTTTACAAATAATTAAAGATGCTAGAACTGAAATAAAACTAACTAATGATGCAAATATAGCTTTGTTAAATTATCTTACGTTTAAAGCTCAAGAACTTAACTTAGATCCTGGTTACTTTTTTGAAGTTAGCCAAATGCAGACAAACATACAGAATGGTACAAGAGCTTACAGCCAATTAGGACATATATATATAACTAAAGGAAAACAAATAGCTACAAATAAAAACGGTAATATATTAGCTAAACCTAAGAATAAAGCAGGGTTAAAAGGATATTATGAAGCATGGTCTAAAACTTCGTTATGGGATCAGGCTCTTGAAATAGCTAAACAAGAAAAAGCAAAAGATATTAAAAAAAGAGCAGTACAGTTATTAACTCCAAAAAATGAACATTTAGGCGCTAGTGCTTTAAGCAACGCAAAAGCGGCTGGTGGCGTTATATCTAAAAATTTAACCTTACAAAACATAGATAATGTTTGGTCTGATCATATTACACTTTGGGCCCCGTTAATGATTGCTGATATGATGGATAAAGCTGGTGGTAAAGTTAATAGATCTGGAGAAAGAAGAATAATGCTTTTACCTTCTGAAATTAGAAAAGATATAATAAATACGATAGAAGGTAAGCCTAGTCAAGATGTTATAATACAAAAAGAATACGAAGCAATTCAATTTAGCAAATCTAACTCTGACCAATTTAATGAAATACTAGAACAAACAAAAGGTGTTGATTCTGTTAAAAGATTTTCAGATGCTGCAGCTAAATCAAGAGGTGCTAAAAAAGGTTTATACGACTGGTTCATACCACCTTCTGCTGAAGATTTTTCTGGTTTACTTTATAAATTTTTAGGCAAAGGTAAAATAGGTGATAAACAAATGAAGTTTTTTAAAGAAAAACTAATGAACCCTTTTGCTTCCGCTATGGCTGAAATAGATAGAAGAAAACAACAAATGTCTAATGAATATTTAGCACTACAAAAGAAAATGTCAGGTGTTAAAAAAATTCTAGGAGAAAACACTGGATATAATGAATTTACATATGACAGTGCTGTAAGAGTTTATTTATGGGACAAAGCTGGTTTTGAGATACCTGGTTTATCTAAAAGAGATCAGACAGAGTTAGTTAAAAAAATAAAAGAAAATGCTGATTTAAAATTATATGCTGATAGCTTAAGTGCAATTAGTAAACTTAAAGATGGCTGGGTTAAACCAAGTGAAAGTTGGTTAGGTGGTAATATACCTACAGATATTAGCGATATAAATCAAAAGGTAAATAGAAAAGAAGTTTTAGCTGAATGGGTTAAAAACAAAAACGAAATATTTAGTAAAGAAAACTTAAATAAAATTGAAGCTATATATGGTACAGATTTTAGAGAGTCTTTAGAAGAAATACTAGGTAGAATGGAAAGAGGTTCTAACAGACCTATAGGTTCTAGTCAAAATAAACTTACAACTAAGTTTATGAATTGGGTTAACAACTCAGTAGGTGCTATTATGTTTTTTAACGCTAGGTCTGCAATACTACAAACTATATCTGCAGCTAACTTTATAAACTTTAAAGATAATAATATATTTGCTGCCGCTGGAGCTTTTGCAAATCAAAAACAGTTTTGGTCAGACTTCACTATGTTGTTTAATAGTGATTTCTTAAAACAAAGAAGATCTGGATTAAAAACAGATATAAATGAAGCTGAAATATCTAACGCTGTAGGTACTGCTCCTAACAAAGCAACTGCTGCGTTTAAATATATGCTTAAAAAAGGTTTTTTACCTACACAAATAGCTGATAGTTTTGCTATAGCTATGGGTGGTGCTAGCTTTATAAGAAATAGAATAAACTCTTTAGTTAAAAGTGGTATGACTAAAAAAGAGGCTATGGATCAAGCTATGTTAGATTTTAGAGAAATATCTGAAGAAGCACAGCAATCAAGTAGACCTGACAGAATTAGTTCACAACAAGCTGGACCACTCGGTCGTGTTATATTAGCTTTTGCAAACACACCTATGCAGTATGCAAGGATGCAGAAGAAAGCAATACTTGATTTAAAAAATGGTAGAGGCGATTGGAAAACAAACATGAGTAAAATACTTTACTATGGTGTTGTTCAAAACTTTATATTTAATGCTTTACAACAAGCATTGTTTGCTATGGCATTTGATGATGACGAAGAAAGATTAGATGAAAAACAATTAGGTATAATGAATGGTATGGCTGATTCATTACTTAGAGGTACTGGTGTGGCTGGTGCAGGTGTAGCTACTGTTAAAAATATGGTTATGGAACTAATAAGACAAAACCAAAAAGATAGACCTGATTATGTAAACGTTGCTTTAAAGTCAACAAGTATATCACCACCTATATCTTCTAAGCTTAGTAAATTAATATCTGCTGCTAGAACATTTCAGTGGAATGGTAAAGAAATAAGAGAAGAAGGTTTAAGTTTAGATAACCCTGCTAATTTAGCTGTTGGTAAAACTGTATCTGCTTTTACAAACATACCTTTAGATAGATTAATTCAAAAAGTAGATAATTTAAAAACTGCTACAGAGGAAGAAACTGCAGCTTGGCAAAGTATAGCTTTAACTTTAGGTTGGGATCAATGGAGTTTAGGTTTAAATCCATATCAAAAGAAAAATAAAAATAAAACTAAATTGAAAAAAGGACAGGTGAAACTTAGAAATAAATCTGTCAAATTAAATAAAGGAAAAGTTAAACTAAGAAAATGATAAGCAAACATATAAGTAGCAAAGAAGGAGTGTATAGCAATACAGCTATAAGGCGAGGTATAGATAACACACCAGGTGAATATGAATTACAAAACATGGAGTTACTTGCTAAAAATGTATTTGAGCCTCTTAGAGAGTACGTAGGTAAGCCTATAAAGATTAATTCGTTCTATAGATCAGCTGAATTAAATTCCGCTATCGGTGGAAGTTCTAAGTCACAACACTGTCAGGGTAGAGCAATTGATATAGACGATACTTATGGTCACATGTCAAATGCGGATATGTATTATTGGTTAAAAGATAACGTTGACTTTGACCAGATGATATGGGAGTTTGGCACAGAAGAGAATCCAAACTGGGTGCATATAAGTTACATAGATGGTGATTCAAACAGAAAGAGATGTTTACAAGCATATAAAGATGAAAATAACAAAACAAAATATAAATTAATATGAACTGGTTAGTAAGACAAAAACAAACAAGAAGTTCTAGTTGTGACTGTACAGATAATTGTAACTGTAAAAAAACACCTGCTAAAATGGGTTCACCTTTAAAATGCTGGAAAACACACGAAAGAAAACCTGGTACAGTAAAAGGAGCTAAAGGTAGTTGTCAACACAAAGACCCTTCTAAAAGACCTGAAAACAAATAGTATGGCTATAGGTAAAGGATGTGGACCGCGTGGGCTAGGCTCACCATTCCAAAAAAGAACTAAAGAAGAAAGACAACAGTCTAGAGCTGAACGTAAAGAATTTAGACAAGAACGTAGAGCTGAAAGAAAAGAAAAAAAAGAAATAAGAAAAACTACAAAGGGTAAAGGTAGAAACTTTAGAAGCACAGAAGAAGGTGCGGGTATGACTGCAAAAGGTGTTAGTGAATACAAAAGAAAAAACCCTGGTAGCAAATTACAAACAGCTGTTACTGGTGATGTAAAACCTGGTAGCAAAGCTGCTGGTAGAAGAAAATCATTTTGTGCAAGATCAAAAGGTTGGACTGGTGAAAGAGGTAAAGCAGCTAGAAGAAGATGGAAATGTTAAGGGCTTGTTTTTTAATAATAATTCTAGCAGTAACTAGTTGCGGAATACAAAAAACACAACCACCTCCATTGTCAGGCCCGTGGTTAGATGTTCCTTCTACTATTAAAATAGATACTTTATCTTATACAAGATTAAATTGGAAATTAAGAACTGATTTTACTTTTAGGTGGAACTATGCTAAGTATGCGTCTAATCAACCGTTCTCGTTTTATTCGTCTGCATCGTTTGCTAGATTTTGGAATCCGTTTAATTCTTTTGACATGTATTGGAATAGACATAATTTCTGGTATGACTGGGCTTTTGGTTACCCTTATTTTAACCACCATTACTCAATACCAAGATATTATATGTATGAACAACCTCGTAATGTAGCTATGATAAGAGGAAGAAGAGGAATTATTAAAAAAGTAAGAGAAGATAAAATTAATATAATAGCCAATAGATTAAGAAACGAAGTAAAGATAAATAACAACAATAGTAGACCAGATAGGTCATGGAATAACAAAAACAAATTTGTTCCAAGAGAAAATCCTAATAATAATTTTAACCGTAAAATCACACCAAGAGAAAACCCTAATATAAATATACAAAACACGAGACCAAGTAGATCTATAGTTAATTCAACTAAAGTTTCTATGAGGTTAAAAACAAAAAACTAAATGGCTCAAAAAATTTCAGAGAACACAGAAGTACAATTAGATTTAAAAACAATTGGAATGTTAGTTGCAGGCGCAGTGAGTTTAGCGGCCATGTATTTTACTTTGCAAAAAGATATTGATCTTGCAAAAGAACTACCTAAACCAGAGGTAAGCAGAACAGAATATGATTTAAAAGATGAGCTGGTTAGAACTACTATTATGGATATTGACGAAAAAGTTCAAGATAATAGCGAGAAACTAGATAAAATTGACGATAAACTGTTCACAATTATAAACAAATAAAATGAAAAAGATTTTAATAATATTAAGTTTACTTTTTACAACCATAGGATATTCACAATACGAAGTACTGCACATCAATTCTTCTTGGAACTCAAGACACAACCTTGATCTTGCAGGTCTTAAATATGCTAAGGTAAAATATTTAATACTAGAAGAACAAACACCTTCATTTAGACAACAAATAAAATCTGTTCCAACTATTCTAGTTTTATACAATGGTAAACCTAAAGGGCAATGGAGCGGTGGTATAGCTTTGAAATTAAATATAACAAAAGAAGATATAGAAAATCATATCGAAAGATTAAAGGCACAATAAAAAAAGGGAAGTCGTAAGACCTCCCTTTGATTATTATAACAAACTTTAGTTATCCGTCACAACTAAGACAGCTCTCATCCATTGCTTGTTCAGCAATATCTCCACGTAACACTGACTCAGTCCGAGTATAGTATAAGGTTTTAATACCTTTTTTCCAAGCTTCAAAATGTACTTTATTAATCCACTTAGGTGTGGCAACACTAGGAAAAGCTAAATTTAAACTTACGCTTTGATCTATATACTGTTGTCTTATACCCGCTTGATTAATTAGTTCTAACTGATTAACTTCTTTAAATGTTTTAAACACATCTTTAGCTGGTATATCATTATAAGGACCAACCATAACTTTATTAAGTTCTTTTAATCCTTGTACTGATCCTCCGTCTTTTAAGATTTTAGACCAAACAGTTTCATTATTGATTTTAAGCTTGCGAAGGAGCTTAACCAGTGTGGGATTTTTACGAATGAAAGTACCTTTAGCACTTTGCTCAGTAAATACATTAGCAGCCCAAGGCTCAATGCCAGGAGATACATTACCACTAAGCTTACTGTTACTAACGGTAGGAGCAATAGCCCTAAGATGAGTATTCCGCATGCCAGTACCGACACACCACAGAGGTTCCCCAAACTCTTCAGCAAGGGCCATAGAGGCTCGTTCAGATTCAATTTTAATTTGTGAAAATATTTTTCTAGTTTCATATTGTGCTAATAGTCCTTCAAATGGTAGGCCCTTTTCTTGTAAGTACGTGTGCCAACCTAAAACGCCTAATCCTAAAGCTCTACCTTTTTCAGCAGATCTTACAGAATTATGAAATCCAACTTTACCTTTGGATCTTTGTATAAACTCTTCTAATACACCATCTAAAAACCATATAGAGTCATGTATTAAATTAGTTCCTTTCCATTCATCATATCTAGCTAAGTTTAAACTAGATAGACAACAAACAAAGCTATGTGATTCATCTGTATGTAATGTAATTTCACTACATATGTTAGTCATATGAACTTTTAAACCATGCTTTTTGTAAGCTGTTGGGTTATTTTTGTTTGTATTTCCCTTAAATAATATATAAGGTTCTCCAGTTGCTTTACGCTTTTGTAATAGCTTTCCCCACTTTTTTCTAGCATCAACATCTCCTGCTTCAACTCTTCGCATGAACTTGTCGCCGACCACAGCGCACTGGTGGAGGTTGAGTGATTGACGATTAACGTCTCCTTTAGGTTCTCTAATTTCAAGCCATTCCTCAAAGTCGGGATGCTCAATATTGAGGTTAACTGATGCAGCTCCTCTTCTGACAGACCCTTGATTAGTGGCCAATATTGTTGAATCGTATACCTTACAAAAAGGCACAACTCCGTCACTTGTTCCATTTCCTTTAATTTTTGCACTAGCGGGTCTGATTTGATTTATTCCAATACCTACTCCACCGCCGTGCTTTGCGAGTAGCATCATCTCTAGGTTTTTACTACCTATATCGTATATACTGTCAGCAACATCTATACCAAAACAACTGATCGGTAAACCTCTGTCTGTACCCGTGTTAGATAACACAGGGGATGCAAGACACAGCCAACCTGACCAAATGTATTCAAAAAATTTATCTGCCATTTCAGGACGTTCTAAACGTCTTGCAACTGTTTTACAAACCCTGTTGTAAGCATCTCTAGGTGTTTCTCCTTTTAATAAGTATCCACCACCAATAGTTTTTTTATAAACATCAGTTTCACCCCAAGCAGGGTAATCTTTTCCTTTTATCCAATCATTATTCCACATCTTTTTCTATTGTTTTTCTGGATTCTACGTCTTTTAACTCTTCAACTAATTTGTTCCAGGTCTCTTCTCCTATATGTAACTGAAAAGCTGTTAAAGTTCCTTTAGCTAATGTTTCCAAAGCTTGTAGGTTTTTTAAAGCTCTAGTTAAAGCTGAGCCAAGTATTTCAACTTGACCTTGTAATTCTTTTATGTTTTTTTGTACTCCCATATTATGTTATTAAATGTTTAACCCAAGCTATAAGCCCGTTTATATTTAAAGCAACTAAGTTCCATTGCTTACGATATGCTGTTTGTACACAGACACAAATAAAACCAGCTATATATAAAGCCGGTTCTATTGTCCATTGTGCTGCTACTAGAAAACCAGCTCCCATATATCCAATACGGGTAGCCATTCTTTCACTAGGTTTTAGTTTTCTTTTTCTTTCTATTAAAAACCTTAGCAGTTTGTATTTTACCATACGTCTTCAAAATCTTCGCCTTCATTTGCTTTACTATAGTCAGTCGGCCTAATAGCAAAGAAATCAGTGTGAGTGTGACCCCCGGTAAGATGATCAAACCAAGCCATTTTGTCAATTGACTTTTGGTCATATTCAAATTTAAATTTTCCTTCTGCTTTGTAACCCAATTCTTTAATTTTATCACCTGTTCGTTTTTTAATAAAATGTTGAAGGTCATATTTTGTTATACCTTCAATATCACCCATTTCAAATAACTTAGATATATAAGTCATTTCAGCATTATGCATTGTTAAAGCTGCATTGTATACATGCTCTTTACATTCTTCTTTTAGTCCTGGTATTTGAGAACACATGTGTCTAAATAATTGACAGCCCATTTTAGAATGTAATGATTCATCTCTTACAGACCATTTCATTTGCTGACCAATACCTTTTAGTAAGTTACGCATTTGAAAGCTGTATAGCACAGCGAAAGCTGAGTAAAGACTAACACCCTCTGCAAACGCAGAAAATGTAGCTAATGATTTGCCTATTCCTACAGGATCATTACCTTCATAAGCTACAAGATTATCAAATCTAGCAGCCGTAGCAGGTTCATGTAAAAAAGCTTCATAATCTTCAAGACCTAAAGTCTCATTTAAATAGCTATATGCTACAGCATGTATAGTTTCTTGTGAACCGAACATCATTGCCATTTGTTGTATTTCATGTTTAGGAAACCAACCAACAACTTTTTGTGTCCAGTAATCTGACACAGCACATTCAGTTTGTGCAAAACCTAGTAAGATATTACCTACTAAGTTTTTCTCTTTATCGTTTAACTTCTCATTCCAGTCTTTTAAATCACCTGACATAGGTATTTCAGTATGTAACCAAAATGCTTGTGCTTGTTTTAACCAACCTTCTGTGTAATATTCTGGGTATTCAAAAGGCTTATAAGGTATTCTTTCTGTAAATAGTGGTACGTTCATATTATTCTTCGTAGTATAAGGTTAAACATATGTCAAATATTCCTAAATATAAAACATGATCTACTTGAAACTCACCGTCTTCATAAGTTCTTATTCCAAAGAGTATTCCTGGAAACATTCCAGTCGACAACTCCCAAGCTGTTGATTTATTAGCCATAACATTTTATATTATATTGTTCGTGTATCATTATAAGATCTTTCCATTTTAAATAGCCTCTTTTATTTACAGACCATTTAATGTACGTGTCTATTTTACGTTCTTTATATTTCGTTCGAGCTAAATGCTTTCCGGAAATTTTATTAGTTCTATTACCTGATCGCATTCTTTTTGATTTTGTGGTTTATATAAAGTATATCCTGGAAACTGTTTAGTCATCAAATGTTTAAACAACTTCCATCGTATAGGAAAAGATTCGTTTGGTCTACCTTTAGTTTCTATTATAAAATCTTCACCAATAAAATCCGGTGTATATTTAATTGGCAATATTCTTTTACAGCCTCTGTTTTTAAATACACCTTTACTGTTAGCTTGTCTCTCATATACTTTGTTTTCAAAATGAAAACCATTAATTAATACAAATGTTTCTCCTTCATATTTAGCTCTTATGCTGGCTTTTTTTAAAGCTTTATACATATATAGTTCTAAACCTGAAGCAAATTTAATCCCGTCATAATTAACTTTCTTAGATACAACGGGACCTTTTTTACGTCTTCTTTTATAGAGTTTTTTCATTGTGTACTTCTATGTCGCCAAGAGGATCATAATCATAATGCTCTCCTGTATTACCATTTTGAGCTATTATGTTTATTCTTTTAAGCATAGATTCTTCTATCTCATCTTGCAAACATCTTTTTGCAGCTTCGATATACAGTAATGCATCCATTAATTCTTCTTGAACATCAATTAAAAATCTATTAAGATCTTTTTCTTGACCTTCAATTTCTTGCATCATTGTAGCTCCATACTTTTTTTGGCCTATTAAACTTCGTTGGTCCATTTTAGCTAATACAGCTTGGACTATTTTATCTTTAGTTTTAATTTTCATCTTTTACAAATGTTCCGTTAATCATTTTACCTGTTCTTTTGTTTATAACATCATAAGCCGTTTGTATACACGACTCTATATAAACACCTCGTTGATGCGCTAAATTTGTTAACACGACAACCATATCACCAATAGCATCTATAACCTCTGGTTGATCGTCTTTAAGTAGAGCTTTAGCTAATTCACCAGCCTCTTCTTGTAACTTTACATATTGAACCATAGGATTACCTTTTTCATATAAACCTCTATCATAAGCCCATGTTCTAATTTTATCAAACATTACTTGACTTTTATTATAGTCTGGTATTTCCATTATTGTGTCGGTTTTAAAATACTCTGCAAAAGCTTTATTATATATATAAGATCTATTATCATTATACATAGAAACTTTAGCGTTATCCATTATCCATTGTATTGTTTGCATATCTATATAGAACTTCCCATGAGATGTTTCCCATTTTAGATTCATATTGTCCATAAGATGTCCTTTAAGTTTATTCAAAGGAACTGCAAATGTTGAAGTTTGTTCTGTTACGTTTATTTTCATTTTCTTAAAAAGGTTTTTATATTTTTTTCTATCTACCTTGTAGCCATAAGACTTTTGAAGTTCTATCTCTTTGTCCGATATATAATCTATATCGTCCGACTGATCAAGAACTTCATACTCGCTTGGTTTATAACCCTGAATTAACGTAACTCTTGTATTAAGATCACGTGTAACTCCGATTTTTTTACCTGGTATGTGGTATAAATAATACATTATTTTGTTATTTTATCGTTATACAAATGTAAGTTATGTGCAAAATGGTAATAAGTACCTATTTCATATCCTGTCCTCTCTGAGACTAATTCCTGTAGCTTTGAAAAACAATACTGATCATTACAGAAACCATACCAGAGGTCATTAGAACGCATCACAACACACATATTAAGCTTATTATCAACAACTGTAAACTGAACCGCATAAGTACATGGCGTATCTTTTCTATATGTTTCCCATTCTTTAGCGTCATAAATACTAATTGCTGCATGTCTTGTGTCAGGATTATCCTTTAGCTTTGCACAGACATAATCTAATTGGTTATTTCTTTGCCACTGCCAACCATAGTTGGATCTTACATTACCTTCAGTGTCCATCATTTTATACCAAATTGGCGCTTTCTTAGCAATATCTTCCGCGTTAGGATTTCCTGACAGGTACCAATTCCACTCTCTTTCAGCGTATGTAGGATTCCACGCACGATGCTCAGCGAGTATAGTATTCTCCATTGGGTTTTCGATATAGAACCCGACATTAAATAAAGCTCTAGTGTTATCAAATATAACACCGTCCCACATAATTTTAGGAAAGAAATAATTAAAAGCATCGCTTGCTGTTTTAAACTTTGTTTTTATCATAATAAAATCTATATAATTCAAATATTTTTTCGTTAATCTGTTTACCATTGTATTTAAATGGTGATCGCTTTTTAGCTCCATTAACCTCTACATCAATCCACCAATAGTAATTATCTCTTTCACTACTATAAGCCCACGGGGTTATTTTAATCCCATTGTTTATACACCATCTATATGCTTGTGTATTTTCATCGGTCCATTCAGGTCCTGGTATTGTTACTTTTTTATATCTAGCCATTAATCCCAAGGCATTTGTTCATCACTAGCCATAGTTGCTAACTCATGAGGTATAAAACAACCGGATCGTGGTTCCCATTTAAAATGAGCTTCAGCTCCGTTTTCACCTAAGTTTTGAAACTTTACTTTAAGTATTTTTGCTTTAACTGTTTTAGCCTCATAATCTCTGTGGACCAATATACCATGGTAACTTGCATCATACCATTCACCACCGCCTTTAATGTTGTACATTGTTGGCTCTTCAATCTTGCCGTTACTGTCTTTATACATTTTAGTTGGATGCGCTACAATAAATACTAAAACATCATATTTTTTTGCAAACATTTCAATCTTAGTTAGATATTCCATCGTGTAACGGTTTACATCTTCAGTCTTACAATCAACGTCTCTGATCTTATTAAAAGGATCTATAACAAGACATTTAATACCCTTACGTTTAACCAGCTCAGCACCTTTACGTAATACAGACTCTAACGTATATCTTTCCATGTCAATATGAAAAAAGTTATCATTACAATGATCTGCAATCTGATTCCATTTGTCTGTATGTATATCCTCTCGTTTAGGCATATCCTGCCATATCTTACGCATAAGCTTATGAGCATGTAAATATGTAGGAGCATTTTCAGGACTAGCAAAAGCTGTTTTCCATTGATATTTGTTGTTGTAGCCTACAACCATCTGATCAACGAAGTCAGACTTTCCGCTAGATGGTATGCCAGTAACAGTGATAAACTGCCCAGTATAAGTACTAAAAATATCATCAAAATTAGGTAAACCAATTTGATACCCACGTTTGAAGCCATTTTTAACAAAGTCTGTAATTTCATCTTCTATATCTTTAAAAGTTTTAACGTTTTCTAATGGCACAGGTCTTGCACCTTCAATACGTTTTAATAACTTTTCTTTACCATATTTAATTAGATACTCATTAGCATCTTTACAGTCTTCAAATGTAGTTAAAAAACAAACTTCAGCACCAAGACGTCTAATAAGCTCTTGTTGTAAAGCTTGACCTGGTTCATCATTATCTACTGCTAGTATTACTTTTTCTTTATCTTCAAAATAATCTATACAGTTATCTAAATAGTCTAAGTTATTAGAATTTAGAGTTGCACCATTAGGAACTGATATTGCATTTTTAATTCCGGCTTCATGCAATGCTAATACATCCATTTCACCTTCAGTTATTATACATGTATCATAACCTACAATGCTATTTATATTGTAAAATACTTTTTCAGCTCCTTTGTATAATTTAAAGTTTTTACGGCCATCTCTGTATTTAACATTGATTAGCTGATCACCCATTATATAGTTAAACTGAATAGTATTCTCGGACTTGCCGGTCTGCGGCATATATTCAGAACCCTCACTGACTTTTAAATCAGCAAGAGTTTCCTGAGATATACCTCTTGTTTTAAACCATTCCTCTACTTTAGTACCTGGCGCGTGTATAGCAACAGCGGTTGGCCTAACATAGACCTTCTCACTAGCTCCTTTACGCTGATAAGTGTGTAATTGAAATGATGAATCACAATGATGACAAGTACCCAGACCACGCTCCCAATCATAACTAGCACATTTAAGCTTTTGATTTTTCGGTTGCCTATCAGACGAACAAAGGGGACAAGTCCCCTGAGTTTTACCCACATCTAAATTATGTTGGTTGAACTGGTCGATTAAAAATCCATTAATCTCCGTACTGTTTACTTGCATTTATTATTATTTATTTATTAATCACCGTCTCTACAATCAGGACATATGTCACAAAACTCATATTCGTTCTGTGACATACCTTGTCCACACATTTCACATTTCATTAAAACGGAAGATCATCTTCCAAAACATTTTGATGCTGCGGTACTGGTGGTGCCGCTTGCTGTTGTGGATTGTCGAACTTTTTAACTTCTCCGTTGGTCCATACTAATTTTACATTACCTAAATATGTTTTGGCTTGTTTCGCTTCGCGTTCTTCTTTGCTCTGCGATACAATGACCGGACCTTGATTACCGAATTGATCAAGCTCATCATTAAGAGTAATACTGATAGGTAAATACTTACCTTTCTTACCAATAATGATCTTGTCTTTAGGTATTTCATTTAGGTTAATGCTTGCTGCTAATATTAATGCCATTATATTGCTGTTTCAAATAGGTTATTAAACATCTGACGTAAATCGCTAGGGTTTACACCAGTTCTTCTTCTGAAGTTATCTGCTTTTTTAGTGTAAGGATGTAGACCATCTTTAGAACTACTGTTTGCATAAAATTCAGTTACAGGAAAATTCATTCCAGTGATTGCACATTGTTTTGCTGTTACTTTTTTTCTTCTTGCCATAATAATGGGGTTTAAAGGGTTTTACTAATAAAATATTGTTTCGGATCGAAACTGTCTGTCTTATAAAACAGATCGTAAGCCTCAACGGCTCTTTTAACCTTGTCCTGCCCTGATTCATAGAATTTAGGGGAACAGTCGTATATACCTATTTGATGAGTCTTTTTGTCTATAACAATAAACATAAACTCGTAACCAAATAGACTACTATAAATATAAGCCTGACTGTCATAATTGTATTTAGATGCTGAATATCTAAACTTCTGAAGATCTGCTGTCGTCTTTAAATCGATGATCAGCTTTTCATCATGGTTTACAATATCAGCTTTTCCTTTCCACATTTGACCTTCAAGCTCTATAATACCAGGTTGTTCATATTCAACATTGCCTGTTATTAAACTTTTACACACGTCATTACTCATGATTTTTTCTCTCATTAATTCTATAGAGTCAACCTCGTGTTGTAATAGACATAACTCTCCTCCAGCTATGTCTTTATAAGCTTTTGTATTTCTAGTAGACGATTTCACAACTTTATATTTATCAAGCTTGTTAGGCTCTAATATAGCTGTGTGAAAATAACCACCGACTAAAAATGCAGCCGATGGCGGTGACTGTTGTCCAAGTGCTAAAGGGTTGTTTAATAAAGCTGATATATCAGAATTACTAAGGTATTGTTTACCAAAGTCTCCGTAGTAGTGTTCATCAATTTTAAGCTTATCTAACACCTCTTGTTTAGTCATACTATAATGTTATTTGTTTTTCAATTTCAGGAGTTACATTATATTTCTTTTTGATAGCATCAAGTTTACCACCGGCTTGTACAAAGTCTTTAGCTTTTTGTATAGCTGCTTTATTCATCGGCAAGCCATTAGTAGCATCTGCATCTTGTGTGTCATCAATTAGGAATAAATTTCCTAGTGCGTATTTCTTCCCATAACTTGAAGCAGTACCAAACTGTTGAGGAACTTGCATACCTTTTTGATTTAAGTCTACACCGACTATAGCTTCTGCGTGTATAGCATTTTCGCCATCACTAACTTCTGCTGTAGATTCGATTATAGGAATAGGTGTTTCTGCAATTAGTTTCTCTCTAATCGTTACTGTCACTCCTAACTCTAATAAGTAGGGTTTTGTTGCTTCAAGAATGTCTTCGGCTGAGCGGAAGTAATATTTGCCGAATGAATTAAATCTACTTTTCTTCGATTTAAATTTTGTCTGGATTGTAGCCAGCTTTTGGTTTAGGGTCATAGTTATATAATTACATGTTTTAAATTAAACTTAAATTGTTTTTGTAGTGTAAACTACAGGTAATCAATCACTTGCGAGTGATCTACATTGTTAATTAGTTTAGAAATTGCATCACGTTTTATCTGTGATATACGCACGTGAGCAGTGTTAACATTTATACCTAATATGCTAGCTATTTCATTAGCCGAATGTTTTTCACAGTCTAATCCATAGCTTAATCTAACTACTTCAAACTGTTTTTCATCAAGCCAAGTTCTCATTAAACTTAATAAATAAGCATTTAATAGGTTGATGTTATAAGGTTCGGTTTTGTCTATAACTTGATAAGCTTTATTATCTTCTTCATCATTAATCTTTTCGTCTATACTAGAGAAAACAGAATTAAAAAACATTGCTACCATTTTCTCATCTTTAGGATTTTTTCTTATCTCATTTAGCTTGTGTTCAGGTATACGTATATCTCCTCTATTAGTATCTACAGCTCTTCTAATGGCTCCTTTAATTCGTTTAGATAGAAACGATTTTAATGTTTTTTCTTGGTCATCAGATTGGCTTAATAAATCTCTGTCTATTTTACCTACAGCAGCCCATAATGCTAAATTACCTTCTTGTATTAAATCGTTTATACTCATGACTCCTGAAGCCTGTTGAGATGTTGATTGTTTATGTGCTAGATTAAATACTAATAGCAAAAACTTTTTAGCCATTTGATCGTTGTCTAAAACAGTATAATCACCATTAACAATCTCAGGTAAATCATCTAGTATTTTTTCAACCTCTTTTTTATATCTTACATAATTAGGTACGTTATATTTTTTCATTTTCTTGATTTAAAAGTTCTTTTTCTTTTTTAAGTTGATAGCCCATATTTCTATGTATAGTTCTAGCAGAACAATTTAACAGGTCTGCAAGTCTGTTTATAGTTATTTTTTTGCCAAGATCATTTATATCTAACATGCATTGATAAATATCATCTTCATGTATTTTACTTGACCTACCTATTAACTCACCTACTATTTTAAGTTTTTGAGTTAAAGTTAAACCACAATTTTGTTTAAATATAATTTTTCTAGATTTATTAACTGGAGGTTCTTCAAGATCTAACATGCTAACATCATATACCATTCTTTCAAGTAATTTTTCAGGTATTTCAAAAGCTATAAAACCATATTTAAAATCAGCTATAACTTTAGATAATTCTAAAAATTTATCTTGATCTAATTGTGGGTTTAAATACCACAAAACTAATAAATGCCATTTTAATGATTTATAAGTAGTTATTTTAGCTTTGCTTCTAAACAAATGATAACATTCGTAAGTTCCTTCTTTGTAATAATCATAAAGAGGTGTGGACAGTGTAGGCTTGTCACTTATAGGGTCTCGCCTGTACACTATCCGCCTCTTGTTAAGGTAGTAAAGGTATCTTGGTATGTTGATGTACTGTGACATTAGCCTCTTACTCCTTTATTCTTATACCTTGTGTCACGTTTAGGCTTTTGAAAAGCTTTAACTTTATCTGTAATATTGAAAACATTAGTTTTCATTAAGTGTTTTATTTGTTTAATTTGACTCATATAATTCTATTTTTACATTATTCCATTTGCCTCCCTTCATTGTCGTGTCGACCAGGAAATCTATTCTATTAGTCCATCTTTTATTCATTCTATCCCTAATAACCCAAAGGCCATTCATATCACCAGCATTACTTACTAAAATGGTAGAGTTCATGACGAAACCTTTAGATTCTAGATCTCTAGATACGGCTACAATTCTGTGTATAGCAGGATTTGCCATATTAATTTTAAAATTTGTAGCTGTCCTATCAGGTGTGCTGTCTGTTTGTGACGGTGTTGCATGATATATCGTAGCGGTCACAGTCAAAAGGGTACTCAGTATAAGGTTTTTCATTTTTGTTAATTATAGTTTTTTTATCATTAATATAATAATTCCAATAAGCTTTAACGGAATTACCTTCAACTTTATATTCATCAGGCATACACTGTGGCGGTTGTGTAAAACCGGTATGTAATATACCACCTGGATATTTAGCTAAAGGTTTTTTACACTTAGTAATAGTTAAATGTGTTTTATTATAACGCTTAGTATACTCATCGCCAAGTGCGACCATGTAATGGTATAGCCAATAATAATTTTGACCAGACTGTCTAGCCCATATGGTAGACGGATGATTTACATGTGCTTTTTTATAAGGTATATCCTCGCATTCATCTTCAAGGTTATACATGCGATGAGCAGTACACAGCATTTGAGCTGCTTCGAGTATCATCTTAACTTTATGTTTGTCATAATGATAAGCGGCAGCTTTATAAGGATCAGGGTGTAAGTAAAATATATTCATAGTTTATTTACTCTGTTATAATGTTGATCAAGTAGCATATTGGCAACTTCTATGCTGATCATGTTATCGTTGTACAATTGCCATACTAGCTTACTCATAGTTACGAATAGTTTTAAACAATGGGTGTCTGTAACTACCGTACTGAGTACGTTCGAAATAAGTAAACGTAGCTCGTTTGCCTATGTAGTCATGAATATTGTTAAGTATATTGGCTAGATCTTTGTAGTTGTAGCCTTTACCTGGAGGACAACCAAACTCTATACCATCATCATCTTGCATTAAGAACTTGCCAAGAGTACCTTCACGTTTGCCTTTGCCAGTTTCATAACCTACAATTGTAGCCTCGGTGTCGTTAAAGTCTTTAAACTTTTGTAAGTTGTAAGATCGTTTTTGCTGATAAGGTTTATCTAGACGTAGTATAGAGCCTTCATAACCGTTATTTAGATTATACTGATGTCTTAATTGTGCAGAGTCTTTAGAATTAACTAGAGTAGTTTCTACATATTTAATACAGTAGTTGTACATATCAGAACAAGCTAGCTGATCAGACCTGTAACTGTAAGGCTTATCCATGACTGTTTCTATATAGTCATAGCAGTGAAACTGTATCAGTCTTTCAGCTTCAGCTTTATCAGCATCAGTTGGTTTTTGTTTTCTAACCAATGATATAATCTTTTCGAAGTCATCTTTAAGATCATGGTTGTATAATTCACCGTCGAGCACAACATCTACATTAGCATAGTCAAAGAAAAATTTGTTTAACGATAGTTTAATGTGTTCAAGATTGTGAAATTCTTTACCTGTACGTGAAAAACATCTAATGTTTTCTTTGTCGTCGACATATATAACACACCTTACGCCATCAAGCTTAGGTTGAATGTATACTTTCTCGGACCAGTTAACAGGTTTTTTGTCTACTTTGTATGCGAGCATTGGTTTAATCATAATTTATCTATTTTATTTTGTAATTGGGTTATTTTTCTTTGTGTTATTGCAGCTTTTCTATATTCTTCATCATCTACATATTTGTTTTGTAGTAAACATAGTCTACCTAGTTCATCTTGTAATATTTCTTTATCAGTTAATGATTCAGCTGTTAAATCTTCATCAACATATTTAATACCATATGTAGCTGTGTCAGGATTTATAAACTCATTATATAAATCTAGCTTTATTCTATCTAATAGTCTCTCGTATTCTTGTTCTGTCATTAATAAGGTAGTTTTTTAGGATTAGCTAAGAAGTATTTTATATCAGATAGTTGTTCTTCTAATGTTTCAATACGTACTAACATTTGTTTTAATGTGTATTTTTCACCGTCCATATGTGACTTAACACCACCTGTAAGGTTACCTATATCCACAATCATATCTTGTTTAAACATATTATTATTATCCATTGTATTTCGTATTAAGTTTGTAATTATCTTCCGCGTGATTATCTACTAAAAACTTTTCAGTCCAATTAGTATAGCCCATGTTTCTTTGCTTATATCTATCTATAAGTTTATCAGGCGTGCCAACAAACTCACATACGTTATTGTACTGATTATAAGCACTTAACCATACATCAGGTTTACCTGTCCATATGATCCACGTGTATTCATGATCTACAGCGTCAACATTAGGATATAAATATTGACTATTGTAGTGAAAGTCATGTACTAAATATGATGCTATTCTTGAGCCATCACCAAAGTTAGTAAAACCTCTGTATTCTTGCATGTGTTTAATCCAGTTTGCAAGTTCTATACCTCTCCACTCAGGATAACCGTCATGATGTAGATACATGTGAACATTAGATTTGTCACTTACTAGCTGAGGCTTTAAAGCAAAACCAGCTTCGTGATCTTCTGCGTATGATCTATCGACGACCATTGTCATATTTCTAGTACTCATACTAATTCTTCACCTATGCTGATTATTTCAGCGATTATTAATATTGCCACACCTAAAGGCAACGATGACATTAGGATGCTAAAGCCCATGACTCTAATCATTGACTTAGCTAAGCTAACTTTAAAATGAGGTGTAAATTTATTTTTAAATCTATTCATATTATTTATTTTAATCTAGTAAAACCATATAAGCTTTACTGTTATGTGTTCTAAACCAGTCTAAAGCTTTATGATGTAGCTTTATATGTTTATCAGATGCATTTCCTAAAGCTTCAAACATATAGTTTAAACCCATTATAAGGTCATACATACTTAATTCTAAGTTGTTTAGCTCGAATGTCTCGCCTGAAAAAGGATTTGTTACTGTGTCTCCTGTCTCGTATACTGTACCGTCGAACCATTTAGGTAATTGCGTTTTGTTTTTCATAATCTAAGTAATCTATTCTTTCGTGATCTATTTCTATTAATTTTGCTATGTAATCCCACACTTCACGCTGTTGTTTCGTGTGTCTCAATACACCTTCTAGTTGGTCTATTGTTATAAAAGGCGTATTATCATCTTTTATTTCTTGCTTTAGCCTGCTAATGTCAGTGTCTA